TGAAGATAGATGATGAATATTTTAAAGTTGTTAATGTTGGATTAGGAACTACAACCTCTGGTCCAATTACAAATAATGGATCGTTTAATTTAGTCAGTACAAAGAGAGGATTTGTTGGAACTAGTGCAACTTCTCACACCTCATCTACAGTGGTAGACATTTATAGAGGTTCATATAATATTGTAGAAAATGAACTACACTTTGTAGATCCACCAAGAGGAAATCCCCAAATTGAAAGAACAATTTACAACATAGATTACGAAACTTCAGATTTTAATGGAAGAGTATTTTTAAGATCTACTTATACGACAAATAAAATATATGATGATTTGTCCGACCAGTTTAATGGAATTGGAAGAACATTTACAATGAAAGTTGGTGGTGCTGATACCACAGGTATTGGAACTATCGGTGGAAGCGGAATTGTTCTGATAAATGGTATTTTCCAACAACCATCAACTGATAATAATCCAAATGGTAATTTTGATATTTTAGAAGATACTATTGCTGGAATAACAACATTAGTTTTTTCTGGTATAACAAAACCAGATACAGATCCTTTAGAGTATGTTTTTTCCGATTATGACATAAATCAAAATGAAACTCCAAGGGGTGGAATTATTGTTTCGTATGGTTCTACACCTGGACTTGGTTTTGCTCCTCTTGTCGGGGCATCTGTTACCGCTGTAGTTGGTGCTGGAGGTTCCATTGCTGGAATTACAACGGGATTAGTAGGTGGAACTTATGGTTCTGGATATAACGGTCTCACTTCAATTGGAGTTACTGTTTATGATTCCAATCATGGTGGAGATCCTGCAAGTATTACTGCAGTTGTTGGTGCTGGAGGTTCACTTTCCTTTAACATTGGTGCTGGTGGAACAGGTTATACTAATCCACAAATATTTGTGTCATCACCCTCTTATGAAAATCTTTCAGTAATAGGTGTTTCTAGACTTGGTATTGGACTGACAACACAGACTGGAATTGGATTATCTATTAGTTTAAATGTTGGACCTGTAGGTGCGACTGGAATTGGTTCAACCTATTATGGAGTAACTGATTTTGAGATAACTAAGAAAGGATATTCTTTCCAAAGAGGAGATGTATTTAAACCTGTTGGTTTAGTTACAGATTATAGATTATCATCTCCAATTCATGATTTTGAATTGCTCGTATTGGAAACATATCGAGATAAATTTGCTTCTTGGGAATTTGGAGATTTAGATTTTATCGATTCCATTAAAAACTATCAAAATGGATCTAGAACAACTTTCCCCCTATTTTACAATGGAGATCTTCTCAGTTTTGAGACTAAAAAAGGATCAAGAATTAAACTTGAAAACTGCTTATTGATATTCATTAATGGTATTCTTCAGAAACCAGGGTTCTCTTATAATTTCGGTGGTGGAACTTCGTTCACATTCACAACTGCCCCAAAACCAGATGATAATATTTCGATTTATTTTTATGAAGGAACTGGTGTTGATGTTACAAAAGTAACCAATATCAATGAAACTATAAAGGTAGGAGATGTGGTTCAGATACTCAAATCCAATGAATATCCAAATATTTTATCTCAGGATAAGAGAACTGTTACAGATTTATCATTCTCTGATAAGTTTGAAACAAACTTGTATTCTGGTCCCGGTATTAGTGAAAATTATAGACCACTAAGTTTGATAAAGCAAAAAGTTGATAAAAATATAAATGGTGAAATAGTTTCTAAAGCAAGAGATTCTATTGAAACATTGGTATTCCCAGTAGCAAATATAATTAGTGGTGTATCCACAACTGATACTGAAATATTTGTCGATGGTGTTGAATTGTTTAGATATGAAGATCCTGATTTTAGTTCTTTTGATGGATTAATCGTTGGTGGGACATCGACATCTTCAATATCTACAATGACTGGCAATGATTCAATCGAACTTGTAAAGAATTTCACAACTATTCAGGGAGAATCTGGATCTATTGTTGGAATTGCATCAACAACAATTCCAAATTTATCTATAGAGTTTACTTTAGAATCTTTAATTGGAACTCAACTGCAAGTAGGATATCCAATCTATATTTTTGACACTGTTGTTGGAAATGGAGTTACTTCGATAAATTCATCTGATGCGGAAACTATTGGGATTGGAACTAATTATCTTGACAACATTTATGTTGTTGATCAGTTGAATGAAAGCACAGGTATCATAACTTGTAGAGTACATTCTAATTCCAATTTGGTTGGAATTGCAACTCAAGGATCTATACACACTCCTGTTGGACACTTCTCTTGGGGAAGACTGTCAAATACCTCTGGATTACAAAGATCTTCCAATCCAATTTCTATAGGTGTAACAGGAAATATTGTTTCTGGTCTTTCTACATACCCAATAATTCAAAGAAGAAATGTTGGTATAAGAGAAACAGGTGCTCTTCGTAAGAGAAATCCAACTCCCCCCTAAAGTATTATAAATATCTAAAAAACTATATTAATATGGCTGCTGTAGTAACAGATCAATTTAGAATATTGAATGCTGATAATTTTATAAATTCTGTATTAGATGATAATAATTCATATTATGTCTTTTTAGGATTGTCAAATTCAAGTGCTACGGGATTTGGTAGGGATTCTGGTTGGGATGAGTCGCCTCCAGCTCCTACGGACAATACGCAGTATCTCAATCATTATAGAGATACTGCATTATTTGGTAAGAGAATTACTAGTGAAAACATTAGAAGAGTGGTAAGAAAAGTCCAGTGGACTTCCGACATAAACTATGATATGTATAGACACGATTATAGTGCCTTGAACCCAACTCCAAATTCTGGAACAACTACATTATATAATTCAGATTATTATGTAATCAATAAAGATTTTAGAGTTTATATTTGTTTGAGTAATGGTTCTTCCGGAACCAAACCAGAAGGAAATTCTTCCTTATATGAACCAACATCAACAGATTTAGAACCAGTTGAATACAGCGATGGATATATTTGGAAATACTTGTTTTCCATATCTCCAAATGATGTAATCAAGTTTGATTCTACAGAATATATTGTTCTTCCTAACAATTGGTTGACAACTACAGAAGACTCTCAAATTGTTGATGTGAGAGAATCTGGTAATGATAACGACCAAATTAAAGTTGTTTATATTGAAAATGGCGGTAGCGGATATACGGATGGGACATATGATATTTTAGGTGATGGTAGTGGAGGTACAGTCAGAATAACAACAACAGGAGGTATTATAACTAAAGCGGAAGTACTGACTGGTGGCAGTGGATATACTTGGGGAATTGTGGATCTTGAAAGATCGGATATATCTGATCCAGCAACTTTAATTCCAATTATTCCTCCATCAAGGGGACATGGATATGATATTTACACAGAATTGGGTGCCGACAGAGTTTTAGTTTATGCTAGGTTTGATGATTCTACAAAAGATTTTCCAGTTGATACAAAATTTTCACAAGTTGGAATTGTAAAAAATGTATCACAATACACTTCTAGTGGAATTGGAAACACTTTTACGGGATCATCATATTCTTCACTTTATTCTATAAAGTTAAGTGGAGATTTTACAGGAACTCCAAGTATTGGTGATGTGGTTTCTCAGGTTAGAACAATTGATGAAACTGAATATCAAGCAAAAGGTTATGTAGCTTCTTGGGATAAAGATACAAAAATTCTAAAATATTTTAGAGATAGATCACTTTATTTTCCAAATTCTTTAAATCAAAGAGACGGGACAAATGTTGATGTTGGGATTGGAACAACTTCTAATGTAATAGAATTTGTTTCTGAAGTAGATAGTGTTCCCCAAAATATTAGTATATCTGGCATTGGTAATACAAGTATAGATTCTTCCTTTAATGGGACAACTTTAAATGGAGTGAATTTGGGTGTTAATTTCATCAAGGGACTTGCTACACCAGAGATAAATAAGAAGACAGGGACAATTATTTACATCGATAATAGACCCGAAGTTGAGAGAAATCTTAGGCAAAAAGAAGACGTTAAAATCATTCTGGAATTCTAAAAAACATGGCACAAAAAACAGATTTAAATATCAATCCATATTTTGATGATTTTGATTCTGATAAGAATTTTTATAGGGTCTTATTTAAGCCAGGATATCCGGTTCAAGCAAGAGAACTGACAACCTTACAATCAATACTGCAAAATCAAATTGAATCTTTTGGTAGTTATACCTTTAAAGAAGGGTCTGTAGTAATTCCAGGAAATATTGTATATGATGGACAATTTTATGCTGTAAAATTAAATACTCAACAACTTGGTATTAACATATCCTTATATATTGATAAGTTTATAGGAAAAACTATAACTGGGCAACTATCTGGAAGTACAGCAACGGTACAATATGTCTCTTTACCCAATAATTCTAATATTGAATACGTAACAATTTATGTAAAATATAAAAATTCTAATAGTAATTTTGACTTTGAGCAGTTTGAAGATGGAGAATCTTTATATTGCGATGAAAATATAATATATGGGAATACTACTATTAATGCAGGAACTCCTTTTGCATCTCTAATTAATTTGGATGCGACTTCGATTGGGTCTGCGGCATCTATTGGTGATGGGGTTTATTTTGTAAGAGGACATTTTGCTGCTGTATCAAAACAAACTATCATACTCGATGATTACACAAATACACCTTCATATAGAGTAGGATTATCAATACAAGAACTTTTAGTAAATGCAAAAGATGATGAATCTCTGTATGATAATGCTAAAGGATTTACAAACTATGCAGCACCAGGTGCTGATAGACTGCAAATCAAATTAACTCTTACAAAAAAATTAATTACAGATATTAATGATACCAATTTTATTGAATTACTTAGAGTACAAGATGGAAAAATAAAGAAAATAGAGTCTAAAACAGAACTTTCCAGACTTGGTGATTATATTGCGGAAAGAACCTACGAAGAATCTGGACATTATGCATTAGATAACTTTAAGGTAAGTGTGCATAATTCTTTAAATGATAAGTTAGGTAATGATGGTCTATTTTTTGAAACTCAATCCACAGACCAATTAAATACTCCATCAGATGATTTAATGTGCGTTAAAGTTTCTCCTGGAGAAGCTTATGTCGGTGGATATAATGTAGAAACTGTTTCTAATTCTATTATAGATGTAGAAAAACCGAGAGATACTTTACAAATTTCTAATGCAAATGTATCTTTTGAGATGGGGAATCTCTTAAGAGTTAATAATGTTTCTGGTTCACCTAAACAAAAAGAAAAAATAGATCTTTATGATCAATTTGGTGGTACAGGAAATAAAATTGGAAATGCTAGAGTATATACTTTTAATTTGACCGATGCTGCTTATGAGGGAGCAGCAACCAATTGGGATTTGTACTTGTATGATATTCAAACACATACAAAACTCACTTTAAATACTCCTGTAGCACCATTAGGACTTATAACTTCAACTTATATTAAGGGAAAGAGTAGTGGTGCTAGTGGATACGCAGTAGATTCTGGTACTGGAAGCACGATTTCTTTAAGAGAGACTTCAGGTACATTTTCTGCTGGCGAACAATTAATTATCAATGGCATCGATGTTTCTGCAACAATTGACTCAATTGTTGTGTATGGAACTAAAGATATTAAATCAACAAAACAAACAACTGCTGTTTCTGGATTTGGGGCAGATTTTGTTGCTGATTCAGTATTAGATTCTTTTAATTTGCCAAATGGAATTTCTAATATATCAATTTCTGGAAACACATTAACAAGTTCTGGAAAAACATTTGGTGGAATTAAAGAAGGAGATATTATTAGATATCAAACTGGAACTGGTGATGAAACTTTTAATAGAGTAACAGCAAACAACACTACCAGTTTAACTTTAACTACAACAACCACAGTATCTGGCGTCAGAAAT